GTTATTGGTTGTTCTAAATCACCACCTCCCAATTCTGGAGCATCTTCTAATGCTTGAGTTACTTGTTGTTCTAATTCTTCTGATTCCTGTCCTTCCTGATTTGCAGCAACAGCATCCTGATCTACCTTTGGAAATGGTACATACTTTCTACCATTAGTGGGTTTTTGTATTACTGGTGCTGGTTGAAATCCTTGTTTTTCTGGTTGATCTGATTGAGCAGTTCTACCTTCTCCACCTTCATCTTTTTCTTTCTTCTTATCATAATACTTCAACTCACCCTGATTAGTATAAGCAACAGGATTCCCACTCTGGTCTAACCACTTTCCTTTGCGGTCACTAACCAGATTCTTTCTCTGTGCTTCGACTGATGCTTTAGACTTACCAGCCTCTGTTAAAAAGTTTAGAAATGTTTTCATGTATATATTTAGCGTACTATTATACTGTTAATTTTCTATTAAGAGCAGCATTATGCTTCTTCCTTCTTTTGGATCTCATAACAAGACACTCTTTAAACATTTGATCTTTAAAATCTTTAGACAATGTTGCAAAGAATTGAGGTGCTTGTTTAAAATCTCCCTTATATCTTAATTGCAAATCAAGAATAGTTACACCATCTTTTGATAATTTATAGAAAACCTTTGCTGCATTTGTTTTCATTTTTTGTTCGGTATCAAGATCCATCTTATATTCCTTTTTACTTCCTGCTAAATTTGCCAGTCCACATAATATTGTATGCTGTGGTATTACAGTAGCTGGTTTTAATTTTAATTTAGATAATTCTACATCTTTTTTATTCTGGGTATAATCAGCAAATCCAGTAACTAAAGCAAATTCAAAATGCATATCACCAATATCCTTTGCTAATAATTTAGTTTGCATCTGAGTTTTAAGAACAATATCAATTAAACTGTCAGCAAAGAATTTTGCATTCTTCTGTATGACATCATTCATTTTAGTATATAATTCATTATCAGGTCTAGCTAAATCATTATTAATATAATCCCTCAACCCTACTTGACCTTTTTTTGTTGAATCAAATAAATTGGGATCTGTAACTTCACTCAATTCAACAGGTTCATCATTTTTGTTAAAACCTTTTAAATTAATTAAAGCATACTTCTTCTTAGGATTTCTTGGATCAGTAACCTTATATTCCCATATCTCTTCATTAGTTGCTTTAGATAATTCCTTACCATCTATAGTTAAATTAATAATACCATCTTTTTGTGCTTTCTTTACAACATCTACAAAATACTGTTGTCTTATATCATTTAACTGATTTCTTTGTTTTGTAAATTTTCTACCATCAATAAAAGTTGAATATGCTTTGTTTATAAGAGTGGGATCTGCCCCTTTAACATTCTTCTTTTTCTTAAGAGAAATACCATAAAAAGTTTCACTATCAACTTTAGCCACCATATCAGAAGAATTATAATCAAATCCTGTATTTTCATTTTGCAATCTAAAATCATTGACCTCTTGTGGCCAAGTTGCACCAGTTAAATAAACATTACCAACTCGATCAACACTATCACCCATAAACTTCATAAAGTTCTTAACACCTAAAGCTGCAGAAAAACCTGCAACTATATTAGCTACAAGTGCTTCTCTTTTTTTAAGATTAGACAAATATTTTTCACTACCTGCATCTTTAAACATCTGTTGAAATTTAGCATCAAGAGGTTTAATACCTTTTTTTGCTACCGTTAATCCAGAAGTAGTTATCCAATCTAACAACAAATCTCCAGATTGATCTGCAACCAATGCTCTCATCATAGTTGATGGAACTAATAACCCGACAGCACAAAATACCTCCGAAGGTTCCAGGGATGTTTTCTTTTCAGTACTCTTCGCAACCATTACATATAGTAAAAATATTAGAATTATTTATCCCATTTATCACTGTTGAAGTTAGCATGAGAGAATTGCTCACGATCAATCAACTTATATGTACCGTACTCATTACTAACTACATACCCTTCATGATCACATCTCTTATCATCAATGTAACACTCAACCATCTGATCTGTTGGTTCAATTCCATCCATGATCATTTCCTTGATCTCAATAATAAAATTATAAAGTTGAAATACACTCTTATCAACCTTAGTCTCCTTTGCAAGTCTTGATGCATCTAACTTATCACCATTACGAATGTAACTATTAATATACTGCTTTAACTGCTTACCCTTCTCCTCTGTAGGAAACTTAACGAACTTTGCAGCAACACGAGCAGCAGCAATATACAATCCTATTCTATAGTTACGAGACTTGAAACTTGCAGAAGTATCAATAAACTTAGTTTCTTCCTGTGAGAATGGATCAGTTTTTGCTCTGTTCTGATTGCACTCATCCATACTTACATCATAAAAACCAAATGATGCACACATATCTTTTAGAGTTTCACCTTGATATGTTGTATGAGCAGCAACAATAATATCGTGTCTAGGATTAACTGGTGGAAGAAACTTATATGTTATTGTGTTTGGTTTATATGTAGTTCCACCACCATAACCAATAAAGTCACACTGATATACACCACCGATTCTTGGTAACTTCTCAAGACACATATGCAATATGGATGCTACTGCTGGTTTATCACCGTGATTTACTTCTATGTCATTATGATTATAATTGATCTTTACTCTTACCTTGTTGAATACTGATTTAGTACCAACAAAAAACTTATTATTCTCTGGATTAATACCCCAGACAATAGCAGGAGCACCATCATACTTGACAGTTACTCTACTTCCTTGTGCTTCAAGAAAATCTAAAATGTTATAAAATCCTGCACGACCTTCGTTAAGGATAGCGTCTTCAGGATGTTCGAGGTGTCTGTTCTTCATATAAGTATTATACTCCATTATTCTATATTATGGACGATCAGTGGACAGTTTGTATATTGTCTTTACTAAATAAATTTTTAACTGTGAGGGAAGGGATCGAACCTTCAAGTCCCGCCAGGAACACCAGTTAAACAGACTGGAGCGTTTACCGTTTCGCCACCTCACATGGTATAATGTAAAGATGGTCAGTTAGTATTCAAACGCTAATACTTTTATTAGTATTCACGAGCTAATACTCAGACCATCTTTATTTTTTAATCAGGAATTGCTTGCATGATACGTGTCACACCGATTCCTCCACCACTTCTAGGGAAGAAGTCGAATGATAAGAAGTCTTCTAGTTCTTTCTCTACTCTTTCCTTACCAAACAGATCAATAATAAGTTGAGCATACTTACCATCAGATATAGTATGGAATGTATCACGCATCTGTTTCTTATCAGTGCTACGTTCCGCAGAACCAATAGTTTCCATACCATTTAAGATTACATCAATCTTTCTACTGGTTCCGTCATCATTTCTTGACATATTCCAGAAAGGTGATGTCCACTCAGGGAACTTAGTAATCATACCACGACCAATTTTCTCTTCATGTTCATGTTCGAGTTCTTTGGTATTGTATTGATTAGTCCAATCATCATAGGTATTAATATTCTCTTCATCTAAAGGTATACCTAGATATTCACACAATTCAATTTCCATCTTTTCAAGTTCTTCTACACCTCCGTGCATTTCAAACTCAAACATAGGGAAGATAGTTTCGTGCCTACCTGGTACAGGATTTGGTTCTGCTCTGTAAGAAGTAGATAAACAGAAAAATCCTGGTGCTTCAGGGTTTTTAAGTAATTCATACTCTAACCACATCTGTCCTGTTTGTGGTAGAGGCCACACATCTCCACTATAGTTATAGGTTGCTACTGTTTCTGGATCTTCGCAAGCAGCAAGGATACTTAAACGATTTTGAGTATGGACTTCATAGAAACCTTTGGCCAAAAAAAAGGAGCGTAAACGCTCCAGTGTCTTGGTATATTTCTTTGGTTCAATCAAGCTTGTCATTGATTTTGGTCAAACTGATTTATTTATACTCTTTATGATCTCTTATGTCATCAGGTATAAAATCAGATACTGTTGACCTATGAACCTTTCTTGCTAATTTTCTTTTTGCCCTCGCACCAGCATCCATTGCCTTTTCAGGTTTCTTCTCTGAAGCAGATTTCTTCATTGCATCAGATGCTTTCTTTCTCCAACCCCTAAATGAAATTCCTTCTTGCATTTTCTTTTTCTCTGGTAAACCTTTGTGTTTTGTTTTGGCAAACTTTCTAGCATCTTTGACACTAATATCATCTGCAACGTCTGCTACTTCTGGTGATGGATTTTCCAATTCACCCTTCTGTGCAGCACGAACCATACCAAAAAATCTTTGTTGCTTTTTAGAGACTGCTGGCATTACTTTGTATCCATGATGGCACCCTTGCCATGTTTAGCTTTGATCTTTGCCTTCACGATGTCAAGTGCGGTTACCCCTTTACCGTACTTTTTCTCTGCCTCTTTTTGATAGACAGTTTTACCTTTGATCTTTTGATTATCAGGTGTACGTTTTGAACTACCTGCTCTACGGTCAGAACCATCATGTCCTATACCGTATTTAACAAGACGGTCATCTCGCATACGATCATAACCTTCTTCACCTATAAACTGTTTGAATGTTTTCATGACTTTTTACGAGTGTCCCTTACTTCCTGTCCTGCTCTTCTTGCAGCCTTGTTACCTGTTCCTCTATCGGTTCTTGGCCCATGCCAACCTTTCTGTCCTCTTCCACCTCTTTTTATGTTAAATCCTTTTCCACCAAAATCACCATGACTTCCTGCTGCTGCTTCTTTTGGAGATGCACCTTTCTTTCTAGCAGATTCTCTAGAAGTATAATGTCCATGAAGTTTATCAGCAGCATCAGATTTTGCTTTACTGTAATTCTTCTGCCTATCTTTCACTCTTCTCATTGCAACATACATTCTATCTTCCTTATCGGTAGACTTCTTCTCTGCATCACTTACAGGTCTTGGTGTAACTTTGGATGAACCAGACTCTAATGGATGCTTCTTACCAGGATTACGACGATGCCAACCAGACTCCATGAGTTCTAAAATCTCATCTTCAGTCTTCACTCCAAGATTATCTTCTACAATCTGTAAAAGTTCATCATCTAATTCATCACATTCCGAGAATACAAAATTCTTAAGTTGCTGCTCATAAACTTCATCAATCAATTCTGGTTTCAATGATGCCATTGCTTTATTAGCAGCATCAAAGTCTTCTACAATCTTTTCATCAATTAGATATGCAAGTACAGCATCAAACTTATCAAGTGCTTCACCTTCCTCAAGAGTATCAAGTAATGCAAGAAGTGTTTCTCCAACTACTGCTTTCTTCACTTTACCAGCAAACTTAACAGTGTCCTTAACACCAGATGCGAATCCCTTACCAAATTCCTTCACACGTTTCTCAGGTACTTTACCCTTTGCTCTTGCTGCCTTATGGCGTTCTACTCCTTTCTTATAAGCACTTCCGATCTTAGAAATAAGTCCTGCTTTCTTCTTGGGTTCTTCTTTCTTTGCCTTTGTCTTAGCAATTACTCTATCTTTTGCTTCACTTGCTGGTTTGTTAGGCCCATCATATGCCATAGCACCTTTCTGT